CTGCCGGGAGTCATATTTTTCTGCATATCTGACACTTTGGTTCCCACTACTTATTTGGTGGACACCACTTTGTCGGATGCTTCAGATTATGACCAGACGGTTCACGCTGTACGCTTACCTTTTAGCAACAGGGGCAAGTGTTGAATTTCGCCACGCATCCCACGCCCTTGATAGATTATTAGTTGCCGTTCTATATTCTTCAAATTGTCGTGATTGCTCTGCTGTTAACTGTATAGTTTCATTAGCAAGGCTATTTTGGTACTCTTGTTCAGTACTGAATTCTCTATATACAGTCATGCGTTTAGTAGCATCGTTAGCTACGGTTTCCATCATCTGTACAATCTGAGCCTGACTAAAGCCCATTTGTTTAGCTTGATAGTAAATCTTAGCAATAATATCTTCACCGTTTTCTGCTGCTTTCTGTAACTCAAACATATTCAACTTCAATGGTTGAATCACATCGGTTAGCATAGAGCCAGCGTTATTCGTGATAGCATCGCCTAACTTATCCTTAGCATCTTTCATCTGATCGGCTACTTGATCCATAGTCAGACCAACACCCGCAAACATATTAGCCGCCTGTTGTATCTGTACTATGCCAGTTTGTGATAGTGACGCTGCCTGAAAGACTTCAAACGCCTTTTCTGATTGAGCTTGAACGTTGGCTAATGTGGCGGCAATGGCGATACCTGCCACCCCTACCGCACCAGCGAAACCAGACATAGCTTTAGCCGTGGTTGATAGTCCGGTGTTAAAACTACCGAACACACCGCCAGCACGATCCCCAAAATCACCTATATCATTTGCTGCGTTTTTTAATGATTTTTGTAATCCAGATTCATCACCTGTGATTTCAAATATCATTGATTGTTTATTATTGTTTGCCATGTGGCTTTACTCCCATCCAATTAAGCATGTTTGCTTTTTGTTGTTCTGCGATCTTCTTCTCCCTCTCTTCTTGTTGTTCAGCTAAGGTTTTATTTGAAATAATGTTCAATGAATCGAGTTCATAGATACTAAATTTCGGTATATCTTCTTTCTTGATATTGCCAGTACTTAACCATATTGCCTGTAGTATTTCTGTATGCCTGATTTGTTCAATTTGTGATGAATCAGGATCAACCGATTCTTTGAAAACTAATAGGTAGAAGAAAAGCAAAACGGGCATAGTGTAGAGATCATCCACACTACACCCGCTGTTATACAATAAAGATAGTGATAGTCTGAGAATCGGATCGCGTCTTACTTTGCCTCTACATCCTCAACATTAAAGGATTTGGCAAACACATTACCGATCTCGGCATTTAGTTTTAGTTGTACTATTAAATCAACATTCTGTTCAACTTGTTCAGGTGAATCAAAAATCTGTTTACCACTTTCATCAACCACACAATAGAAGATCGCTTTATATGGATCTGAAACTTCTGCGTGTTGGGTAATAGTTGGTAGTTTGATGTAAACAGTACATTCTGGTGTTAGTACTACTGGTGTTAATTTCACACCAATAGCATTCATAAGATTAGTAAAATCCATTTCGCTTTATCCTTGTTAGTTGGTTTGTAGTATTTAGTACTTACGCACCAGTAACTTCACCAACCGCAATTGGAGCACCAGTAACGGAAACAACGAAATCACGAGTTACTACACCATCAAAATCACCATTAACTACATCAGAACTTACATAACCGTTTACGATGCTGTAATAAGCGACACCATCTTGATCATCAATATTCTGGAAATAGGTTACTTTAACCTGGATTAGTGTTTGTGCTGCTGCGGCTGCCGCAAGCATTTCTTGGCCTGTCGCACCTGGTTTCCAGTTAACAGTTAGAGTTAGATCCGGTACTGAACGAGAACCAAGCAATTTCTTAGCGTACTGTTGACCGAAAGTGTTCACACTAACAACGTTAGATTCCGCACCTGCCGCTGATGGAAAAGCACCAACTTCTTCAACAACAGTAAATGCTGTAGCCTGACCGCCACCCGCTGGAGCATTAGCGATTTCAACTTTTACATTATTGCCTACAAAAATAGAATTAAAAGCCATATTTAATATTCCTTTATATATTTGGGGCATCAGTCCTTGATACCCTTTCTGTTTATTTATATATGTTGGTTGTAGTACTTCATGTAAAGTGCTAAACCTCTTAGTAGTTCACCTGTATAGAATCCAAAGAACATTGAATTATTCTCTGGTGTTGTAGGTGTTCCACTTCTGATAGCTGATGACCAGCCACCATTCATTACGTGATTAGCTGAAACTACGTTATAGTTCTGTTGAATTTCCGCGAATAGTAAATCAAGTAATTCGTGATCTGGATAACCTGCTATTGCCATCATTGAAGCACCAGCAAGCCACAAACCAGACATATGACCTGTAAAGCCATCATATATAACTTCACCTGTATCTTTAAATCGTGTTGGTGCGTGACCATCATTATTTTTCATGAACCACTTTAAGTAATTCATCCAGTTCTTACAGTACGTAATAATGTTCTGTGGAATAGCATAATCACCACGTTGATATAGCTCGTGAACTACATCACAACCTGCAAAGAACGCACGAGGTTCATAACCTGACCATGCTTCTTCGTACCAGTGCTGCATAATGAATTGATCCGGTTTACCATCAGGGGCATATGCTAAAGCGTCCTGACGGTTCCATACATAAGCCTGAGCACACGGGCCAGGTAAAGTAGGATGGAATTTATTAGTAAACCAATCCTGAGCATCACATAAGAACTTAATACTATTATTTAGTCTGGTTTGATCAATTGTAGTACCTTTGAAACACCATATAGCAGGCAATTGATAACCAGGATATGGTAATCCACGCCAACCGGAATACAATTGAGCATATGGATCTGTGATGTTACTGAATGGTATTAGTCCTGGTGTATATGAAAGGCTATCAAGCATGTAATTACGAATTACACAATCACCTAAACGGGCTGTATATCCATTACCAGTACTATCATTGAATGTTAAACTTACTAATACTGAATAATCACCTGTACCACCATCGTTATAAAGTGCTGGTAGATCGTTAATACAATACCAGTCAATACGCCCTGAGACACCATCAACCGGATCGGTATCAAGTAATAGTGTAAACTCTGTACGTCCTGTTAGTGTTGGTTGTCCTGGTTGTTCATCACCTTCTCCATGATCCGGTTGATAAGAACTCAATTTAAAATCCAGTACATTAAACGTTTGTGTTACCCATGCCCCGTTGCTTGCTGGTAGCATAGCCCACCAACGCCAACCAAGATCATCAACAATACGGATATTAAAATCATCAGCATATGTTCTGTATGTGAAGCTGTTTAAATCCTGTGTTTCATCATCAAAGATCCAGAAACCAACTGTAGAACTACCGTCAGAATCCATAGTAGTAGAAATCACGTTGTCATAGTATGTTCCAGCGATACCGGAAACATATTGTAAGGTAGTTACTGTATTATCCCCATAGTCAGATAACATACGCATATCTGCTGTTAAGTACTGTCCACCGTCTGGTTTAGCAATACGTGTAAAATGATTCATCGGTATATCCATAGATATAATACTGTTGTCAGTATTGGTAATGGGTAAACCGCAACGGTATCTTATAGCACCATCTTCTGTTTTAGTTTTATTCACTGTCATTGCTACAGCGAGGCTTAATGGTTTGCCAGTAGTATCAACACCACTATATTCAACATGAAAAGTTGAACTATTATTAAATTTGAACCATATAGATTGTTGTTCAAGTGTTGTTTGTGCTGAGGCACTTTGATTAATGACTATATAGCCGTCTGAATCACGTGAATATGATGCTACTTGATTACTTGGATAGAAATAATCATATGAAATACCATCAGTAAACGGCGTTATAGCAAGTGTACTTTTACGAAAGAACATATCAAATTTATCAATATCAGAATATCCAATACATGTAATTAGTGAGTTCTGCCATGCTAAGGAAGGTGCGAATAAGCAGGTCATTTCTTCCCAAGCTGACTCGCTGATTAAAATTTCGCGGATCTGGGCCGATTTTTTTCCCGCAAACACATCGAATCAGCCTATTTAGGCTATTTTTTCCACCATTTCTGGC